GACGATCCGCTGCTGCAGGCGGTGCTCGACGGACTTATTGCCGAGGCGACCGAACAAATTCTTGCCAACCCCCCGGGATCGGATGTAGCTTACGCCGCTCATCACCGCGTCCTGGCAGTAAGAGCGTTGCAGGCGGACCTGATCCGCCTTGTTGACGACCCGAAGACCTTACGAGCCGCCGCAGAGCGCCGCCGGCGCTTTGCCCAGTAGGTGACGATGGCCGACGACGATCTCGCCTCTCATTTTGAGAGTGTCCTCGACAAGGAAGAGGGCATTGAGCCGGAGCGCGCGCAGCGTGCGCCGAAGGAGGATGACGAGGCTCCCGAGCAGCTCTTTCCCGATCAGGAGACTGAGGGGGAAGAAGCTGACGTAGAGGACGACGAGGCCGAGGATCAAGCTCAGCCTGAACAGGAACCCGAGGACGAAGAGGAGGCGCCAGAACAGGCCGCGATCGATCTCAATCAGATCGTAGCGGTGAATGTGGACGGACAACGGGCCGAGGTCAGCCTCCAGGAGGCACTTAACGGCTATGTCCGCGCCGAAACATTTCACCGCCGTCTGAACCAGCTCGGTCAGGTCGCACAGGAGATCGAGAAGGACCGTAGGGATCTCGTTGAGAAACGAACCTACTACGGTGAGATGATACCCGCCCTTATGCAGCAGCTGCAATCGTTGCAGCCGCAGGAACCGGACTGGGACAAGCTCTATGCGGAGAACGCTGTCGAGGCTGCCCAGCTCGAACGCCAGTGGCGCACCTACCGAGAGAAAGTGCAGCAGCTAGCTTTGGAGCATCAGCGGACAGCCGCTGAGCAGCAGCGGGAGCAGGAACGGCAACAGGCGGTTTTCGAGGATACGCAAAGGCGTCAGCTGGCCAACTGGGTTCCAGAATGGTCGGACAACAAGCGCTGGGACCGGGACCGAAAAGCGATGATCCGTACTGCGGCAGCGGTGGGCTACTCGGAGGCCGAACTTGGTCAGTTGCGAGACGCGCGGCCGACCATGATCCTGTTATGGGCATCGCGATACCTCCAGCTTATGCAGAACAAGCCTAAGCCTGCGAGGAAACAGCAAGGAGCCTTGAGGCCGGGCGCTATCTCCTCACGTGGAGCCGCCCCCAATGGTCTAGCCCGAGCTGAGAAGCGTCTTCAGCGTTCTGGCAGCGTCCGTGACGCGGCTAGGGCATTTGAAGAGGATCTCAACCGTGAGGGTTAGCCACCATGGCCAAAGTCGCCAACGCAGTCACCACCTATCAGGTTAAGGGCAACCGAGAGGATCTCTCGGATCGCATCTACAACATCGACCCCTTCGATACGCCGGGCGTGTCGATGATCGGTCGCCGGAACGTCAAGAACCGGACGTTCGACTGGCAGACTGAGAATATGCCGGCGCTGGACGCCAACAACGCTCAGGAGGAAGGCTTCGAGCTGGTCCGCAGCCCCGGCATTCCGACTGTCCGGCAGACCAATATCACCCAGATCTCGAAGCGCGATGCGACGGTCTCGGCCTCGCAGGAGGCGTCCGACGCCGCCGGCAAGAACTCCGAGATGGCGCACCAGATGGCTTTGAAGTCCAAGGCGCTTAAGTGTGACGTCGAGGTCATTGCCTTCTCGAGACAGGCGAAGTCGAGCGACGACAATACCACCGGCATCCGCAAGACCGAGTCGATCCCGCACCAAGTGGCGCGCGCCGTCGATAAGAACGCAGCCGCCGGCACGCACGTCTTCGGCGTGACAACTGGTCTGCCGGCCTTGTCAACCGATGCTTGGGCAGCTCCGACGCCTGTGCAGTTCACCGAGGCGATGCTCGGCGATGCCATGGCCAAGGCCTATGCCGACGGCGCCGAGCCCACCCGGCTGATCGTGCCGTATAACATCAAGCGCGGCTTGGTGAATTTCAAAGGCCGCGAGTCGACCCAGGTCATGGTTGGCAAGACTGAAGTCGTGGCGACGGTCGACGTCATCGCGACCGATGGGGGCCGCGTGACGGCGATGCCGTCACGTTGGCTTCCCTCCGATCTCGGTATGCTGATCGATCCGGAATATGCTCGTCTCGCGTTTTTCCGGAATTTCCGTCAGTACCCGATCGCCAAGATCGGTGATGCCGAGACCCGTATGATCGTTGTCGAGTGGGGTACCCAGGTCGATAGCGGCATGGCCCACATCATCTTCAACGGCATCACGCCGACGGTGGCGGCGGCCCGTGATGCTCAGGGCAATCTCATCGCCGATCCTGCGGCAGCCGGGCAGCAGAACCCCGAGCAGCAGCGCATCGCTCAGGAGAACGCCGAGCGGCTATCACTCGAGCGCACCAAGCAGCGTGAGAAGGAGCCCGCTCACCGCGGCGATCGCTCGTAAGGAGCGCTCTTCATGCCTGAGCGGCGCTTTACCTACATGGACGGCGCAGGGATGCGCCGTACCCTGATCTGGGACGAGGAGGACATGGATTGGTTCGGCGTCTTTGCCGAAGCGGACATGACCAACCTCGCCCGGATGAACCGTGAGCAGGCCGAGCATGAAAGTGCTCGGCACGCCACCACCACGATTGCGCGCGTGCCTTTCACTGTTTGGGAGAAAGCGTACGCGGAAAATTGGGATCAACAGGACTGGAACAAGTTCCTCAATGATCCTGAGAACCGGGACTTTCGTGTTTGGGCGGGACGTGTCTGACATGGGCGGCGCAGGCGGAACAAGTATGGGAATGGCTCCCGGACCGGATCCGGGGCCAAACCCTTCGTTGATGACGGGGGGCACCACCGGGACGCCTGCGGCCAGTCCAAGTGCCGTTGCGGATTGGACGCAGGCGGCTACCCCGACCCCGAGTAATCCGAACCCCGGCGGCAGCCGGCTCGGCGACTGGTTTCCGAGCTGGGCGGCGTCTGATGACGGCCAGACCTTCATCAATGCTCTGCTGACGAACCCCACGCAGCAGGCGCCATTTAGGGGTGTCGATCCGATCGATGTGTCTGCCTCGCATTTTGGGGATCAAGGGTCGGTACCTTCACCGTACACCGAGAGCTACCTCGCGAAGCTCGCGGCGCCGGCTCCGGCACCTGTGCCAGTTGTTGAGACGCCGAAGGCCGAGGCGCTTGATCCGAACCGGCCGGGCTTCTGGAACGGTATCGAGCTGGGCGAGCAGACCTGGAAGGACGGCATGGCCTTTCCGCAGGCTGGTGTCAGTGACTGGAACTCGTGGATGTCGGCGAACCCGCATCTCAACACGGCTTTCGAGATCACCGACAAGGGGCCGATCGGGACGCCGGGGAACTCCTGGTACCACAAGAAGGGAGATCCACGCTGATGGGCGGCGCGGGTGGCAATGGCTTGGGAATGCCGGGAGGCGTCACCGGGCAGATGGGTGCGGTTGGCGATGGCGGCGTTGCGCCGGGCGCTACGCCGACCTGGGCTGCTGGCGGGCTCAATTCCAAGAACTCCATGCAGGACTGGACGAAGTCGCTCGGGCCGGACGCTTGGGGGGCAATCCGGGATACGGTCGGCAATGCTGCCAATGATGGCGGTGTGCTGAAGTCGGCGCTCGCCGGTAAGGCCACCGGGCTGCCTTCAACCCCGCCGAATTTGGGCTTTCCGGGCGGTCCCCCACCGGGGGTGTCGGGGCCGGCAATGGGTGTGGATGAGCGTCGGGCTGATGCCGGCATTCCGGGGGCCGCTCCCGGGGTGCCGTTTGATCCGACCGCTGCGGGCAAGGCGGCCGGGGCTGATTTTACGGCTAGGGCTGCTGCAGAGGCTGCTGCTGCTGCTGCTGCCGTGCCGGCTGCTGCCGTCGCGACCCCGGAGGCCGCCGCTAAGCCCACTGACCCGAACGAGCAGGTCTTCGTCTACACCCAGCCGTCCTGGGGCTGGAACGACAGTTGGCAGCAGAACGGGCCGACGCCCTATCAGGACGCTGGGGTCTATTCGGCCAAGGGCGCATTGCCGGATGCTGAGGCCCTCAAGACCTTTGGCCGGGGCTGGGGGCCGGCGCTTTTTGGTTCCGGGCAAGCACAACAAGCGACGAAGGGGTCTTATGGGGCGACGGCGGGCGGGCTGAAGCCGGGCGAGACAGTCTCGAAGGAGCTGCTCGATAGTGTGCCGCATATGTCGAAGGCGCTCTACACCTCGAACATGGCGGCCTACGGCAATCCCTATGGGCCGGCGGCCGATGCCCGTAATCACCAGTATTACGACTATCTCCTGCGCCAGCAGGGCATTGAGGGTCCGCAGAGCTACTATCCCATGATGAATGTGCCGGGTTGATGGCTGCGACCTTCTACACCTCCTTCTTGAGTCGGCTCCAGCTCTGGGTCGATGATCTCGATCTGACGACCGAGATGCTCGACTCATGGGTCGAGATGGCCGAGGAGCGCTTCAACAATGAGCTGCGCTGCCGGGAGATGGTGGTCACGCGCAGCGTGATCCTGGCCGATCAATGCGTGCCGCTGCCGGACGATTTTCTGGAGATGATCGTTTGTCGCTACACGGCGAGTGGCTTGCCGCTGAGATACGTTTCGCCCGACGAATATGCGCGTGTGCGCTCGGCTACCGAGTATTACCTCTCGGGGCCACAGACCACGGCGATCACATATCTCGACCCTGCTACTGGCGCACCCGTCGGCCCCCTGCCGAGACAACCTGCCTTCATCGACTATCCCGGGCGGTCAGGGCCGCAGCTGCCGCTCGCCGCCAACGCCTACACTCTCCATGGCAATACGCTGCACGTCCACCCGACCGTTGTCGGGCCGGGCGAGCGCGATCCGACTGAGATCGAGCTGACCTACTTCGCGCGTGTGCCGCCGCTGGCGTTGGCGGCTGAGCCGACGCCGCTCTTCGGGCGCGCATCCAAGCTCTACACCTATGGGGCGCTCATTCAGTCGGCGCCGTACCTCGTCGAGGACCAGCGTCTGGTGACCTGGGAGGGTACGGTGACCGCGCTGATCAAGACCATGAATGACGCCGCGCGTACCGAGCGTGTGGTGGGTTCGCCGATCATCATGCAGGTTCGGAGTTTCGGTTAGTGGCCTATCTCTACGGCCAGCATCAGTACTCGCAGTACCGCTATTCCTGGCTCGGGGAATGGATGTCTGAGGCGTGCGACACGGCAGCATGGGCTGATGTGCGGTGTCAGCCAGCACCGAATGTGGATCCTTATGTTCCGCCTTCGGCAGAGATCAATCCGTTAGGGGCACGACGCAATGGCAACCCAAACTCCGGTGCTCGATCTCACCAAGCCTACGGTCAATGGTCCGGAAACCGAAAACGATTGGGGTCTCGATCTTAACGAGAACTTCGACAAGATCGATGCTTGGGCGCTAATCACCAATAATGTTCTGAAGGACGGCGATAAGGGTGATATCGTCGTTTCCAGCTCGGGCGCGGGCTGGAATTTCGATCCGACTGTTGTCACGGACGCTGCGCGCACTCTTCTCGATGATACTACAACAGTCGCCATGCGGACGACGCTTGGCGCGGCGGCGGTCGTCCACACTCATACCATTGCCGATGTTACCGGGCTGCAAGCGGCGCTCGATGCCAAGGCGGCGCTCGTGCACACTCATGCGATCGCTGACGTCACGGGGCTGCAGTCAGCGCTGAATAGTAAGGCGGCGGTCGCCCATACTCACGCTATTGCCGACGTCACGGGGCTACAGCCGGCGCTCGATGTTAAGGCTCCGTTAGCGAGCCCGGTCTTCACGGGTAATCCGACTGCGCCGACACCAACGCTCGGTGACAACGACACCTCGATTGCGACCACAGCTTTCGTGGCGGCGACCCTGTCGGCAGCGCAAGGGGGTACGGTTCTCGAGGCTCCGAACGATGGCCAGACCTATGCCCGCAGGTCGCTTGCCTGGGCTCCCATCGATACCACGCCAGCTTGGGGCGAATTGATCGGGGTGCCGGCGACTTTCCCGCCCTCACCGCACACGCATCCTTGGAGTGATCTGACCGCCGTACCGGCGACCTTCCCGCCTTCGGCGCATATTCATCCGCAGTCGGACGTCACCAATCTCGTCTCGGATCTCGCCGCCAAGGCACCGTTGGCTTCACCCCTCTTTACTGGCGATCCTCGAGGTCCGACGCCGACAGCCGGCGACAATGACACCTCGCTTGCCACAACCGCTTTTGTGACGGCCGCCCTGGCCGCAGCTCGAATAGCGCACGGGCAGGTGCGGCTTGGGGTCTTCAGCGCCACGTCGCTCAAGCTTTTACCCTATGACGGCAACAGGCTCATTGTCGGCAATACGGTGCGCACAGTGCCCAATGCCGGCATCTCGGCTGGACTGACGGGTGTGCTTGTTAACGGTGTGACCGGCAACCTTGCGGCCAGCACGACCTATTTGGTTTCGGTCTATGATAATGCCGGCACGCTGACCTTGGCTTTCTGGCCGGTTGCGACTGGTCACTCGCTTGATGCCACGAGTGCCGTCGAGATCATCACCGGGCAGGCAGGGCATACGCTGGTCGGTCTGATCCGCACGACGGCCACGCCGCAGTTTGCTGATACGGCGACAGTTCGGGGCTCTGCGAACTGGTTCAATCGTCGTAACACCGGCTTTCAGGGCGCTCACACCAATGCGGCGGGCACGGCTTCTCTGACATTGGTCGAGATCGCCACGTTGGCGCGGATTGGGATGTGCTGCTGGGCGGGCGAAACGATTAACCTCGGCCTCGCGGGATCGGGCGCTAACAATGGCACCGGCATTCAAACGCGGGCGAACATCCGTAATATAACGGCTACGACGGACCTCTGCCCCTCAGATAGTATTCTTATGTCGCCGACTGCGAATGCTTTCTTCCCGATGGCCAATAATGCCATATTAATACCCGCTGCTGATGGTTACTTCGAGTTTTCGCCCTCGGGTTGTGTCGGCGCGGCTTCGACGGCGAGCTATTATCTCGCCCTTGCCGGCGGTGTACGGCAGTGACTGAGCAGCTCAACAAGCTCGCGGGCGAGGTCGTGCGTGGCTTTCAGGGCCAGCCGGCGCTCCTCGCCATCATGGTCCTGAACGTGATGATGCTGGTTGCCGGGACGTGGCTCATCACGTCGCTCGCGAAGGCCCAGCAGGCGCGCTTCGATCTCATCTTCAAGGCCTGCCTAGCGGGCAAGGGGGCGCCATGAGGTTCGATCGTGATATCTTTTTCGACAGCGTGCGTGACGATCTGTTCGAGGGCGCGCTGACGCAGCAGCAAGTTGACGGCTGCAGCATCATCCTCGGCTTGTGGGAGGGGCAGTACACCGGCACGCCGATGACCGACATCCGTTGGCTCGCTTATATTCTCGCCACCGTCTATCACGAGTGCGCCGCCACGATGTGGCCGATCACCGAGTACGGGTCGCAATCCTACCTCCAGGGGAAGGATTACTGGCCCTACATCGGCAGGGGCTTCGTGATGATAACCTGGGAGGATAACTACCGGCGCGCCTCGCAGGAGCTGAGCCTGACCGGCACGCGCGATCTCGTTGATCACCCCGAGCTGGCCCTCGACAGCCTGATCGCGGCGCGTATCCTCTTCCGAGGAATGGCCGAGGGCTGGTTCACCGGCAAGAAGCTTGGGCAGTATTTCAACGAGACCAAGGATGACCCGGTGAACGCCCGTCAGATTGTCAACGGCAATGACGACGACAAGCTCATCGCCGGTTATCACGAGCAGTTCCTCGATGCGTTGGAAGCGGCTCGCCTGGAGACGGTGTCAGCATGACCCCCGGAACCCGCCATATTGTGCTTGAGGCGCTCGACGAAGCGCTGAAGGGCTGTGTCATTCAGGGCTTCCAGGGCTTCCTGCTGCGGCCAAATGAGGAGGCTCAGCAGGCCTTTGTGAAGGGCCTGAATATCGCTGTCGGGCTGCACGAGCAGTTCGTCGGCATGTTGCAACCCGACAAGGAGATCGAAGATGTCATTCAAAGACGCGATGGGGCCGACCGGCCTGAAGATGTCCCAGCTGAAGACGAAGCAAAAGCCTTCCTTTCCCGTGGGTGGTAAGGGTGGGGGCAAGGAGTTCCCCTCGCTCGAAAGTACCAACTTTTTTGACCCCAAATCTCTAGGAATGTCTTCTGCACGAGGAACGTCACTCCCTCGTCGGAAAGCTGCTCCTTTGGAGATGGAATTTAACAGTGTCCCCGGGCCGGTCACGCCGAAAAAGAAGAAACTACCTTCCCGCTCTCTCGGCATGAAGGGCATGGATAAGGATCCTACCGAGGTTTACTAGACCTTCGGTTGTGTATCTGTTCTAGGCGTGTCGCCCAGCGACAGTTGGAGGGTTCGTAGTGGCCGTTGTTATCGATGCGTTCAAGAGTAAGGCCGGGAGGACGCTCCCCCATGTCTGCGATGAAATTGCGGACATCGTGCCAACGCACGCATACGGTTATGCCGCGCCCACCATAGTAGCTGTATGCGGTGTTCCTGGGGTTCGTGCAGCGCTGCATCATATTCCGCCAAGACTGATAGGCGCTGTGTCGGCGTTGTCCATGTGTACGCAGATGCGCCCCACGTCCTGTTGGGCAGTGTCCGCAGGAAAGCGACATACCCGACGGAAGGCTGCGGCCGTCAAGTATCTTTTCACGCCCGCAGTCACAACGACAAAGCCAGCGGGTGCGGCGATCATGGGAAGGTCGCCGCTCTATAACTGTCCACCGGCCGAAGCGCCGGTTTGTGATATCGATGAGCTTGGGCATCGGAAGCGCCTCCACGCTTTCGGGGTCAAGTGGCGGGCGCGGTGTTTGCAGCACCGGCCCGCTGCGCATTGTAGCACACACTGAGGAGGATGACATGCGAGCAGGTGGTAAGAACTCCCCGAAGCCGCGCCAACCCGGCGCCGGCAAGCAGTTCGGAGGCGGCGGCGGGCGAACCCCTTTCGTGGCGACACCAGCCAAGGCGACGGCATCGATGATGGGGTCAGACCCCCAGAGCGAGGCCCCGCACAAGTCTATCGCTCGAAAAGACGCGAAGAAGAACACGCTGCGCGGCGGAGGGAAGAAGGTTTTCTGAACGATCTCGCTAAAGAGAGGAAATGAGCCATGGTCGCCGGGCTGACACCCATCTACAAGCTGGATCTGCCCGACATCGGCGGTGATCAGGATATCTGGGGCGGCAAGCTCAATAACAATTTCAACAAGCTTGATACGCTGCTTAATAACCGGCTTGTCCTCAGATACACCACCGACGATCCCGTGCCGGCGGGGTATCAGTTTTGCCAGACCCACCTGACAGTGGCGGCGCAAGCAGGATACCCCTCCAACTCCGGGGATATGTACCCGACCTCGGTCACGACTGCGGCCTGGGTCGAGAAGCGTATTTACGATATCCTGAACGTCTATCTGCCGCCATTGTCCATTATCATGTGGCACGGCAAAGCTTGGGAAATCCCCAACGGCTGGGCGTTGTGTAATGGGATTGGTGGCACACCCAATATGTCGGATCGGATTATTCTTCAGACCGGCTATAATAATCTCGGGCAACATGGTGCCGGAGAGTTAGCGGGCGGGGTAGGTACGGGTTTAGGTCATCATTACCATAATTCATCCTCGATGGTAGCGGCTGGCGCAGATGTCTATAATGATTATACCGGCATAGCACTTTATTCCGGGCATCCTCCAGGTGGTGGTCTTGAACAACTCTATGCCGATCTGCCTTACTATGTGACCTGCTATATTATGAAAATCCGGTACTGGCCATAAGCCATGGTTGATGCCACCCCCGGCCAGCTCTTAACCCTCCCGATCGCCTTCCCACCAGGGTTGAACCGGACCAGCACGGCTGCGGGCGTCGGCTCGGGCAGTAGCGGCAACTGGTTTGACAGCCATCTCATACGTTGGGTGCAAGGCCGCATGCGCCCGATCGGCGGCTGGGAGCTGCTGGACTTGGCTGCTTTCGGCAGTCCTGTTCGAGCCATGCACGCTTGGGTCGATAGCGCTGGATTGGTGCGGGTCGCCTTTCTCTGCGAGACCGAGCTGTGGGTTCTCGAAGGCCCCGATGTTCCAGGTACGGGCGATGTCCTGCGTAACATCACGCCTGTCCCAGGAATTACCCCGCCGCCCAAGCTGAAGCAGGGCGGTTACGGCAATGACAAGTATGGCGGCCATCCCCCGGATAAACCCGGCGAGACGCCGCCTGGGAATTTCCCGAACATCTACGGCTCCGGGCAGCGCAACTTACGTGAGGATTACCGCTCGATCGGCGAGATCTGGCGGCTGGCGAATTGGGGTGACCACCTCATCGCCATGGCCTCGTCTGACGGACGACTGCTGCGCTGGATCCCGGGCGCGGATCCTGGCGGCGGTGTGCGGAACATCGCCGTGCCGGTGCCGAATGCCCCGATCTCAAACCGGACCTTCGTGGTCACGGCCGAACGCCACGTCATGCTCTTCGCCATGGGCGGCAAGCTGAACCGCTTCGGCTGGTGCAGTCAGGAAGCCATCGAGGACTGGGACTTTGCCTCGACTCTCAACACTGCGGGCTTCTACGACATCGAGCCGGCGAGCCGCATTATCGACGCTGTAGGCGCGGCCTACTCGCTGATCTTTTGGACGATCGATGGCAGCTATGTCGTGTCCTATCGAGGGCTGCCTTACGTTTACGCCTACGCCTATCTTGGGCAGCAGTCGGCGCCACTATCCGGGCAAGCGGCGGTCGCTTACTCCGGGACGGTGATGTGGCCGGCCTCTGACGGCTTCTGGCGCTTCGACGGCTCCCAGATCCAGTATGTCGCCTGCCCGATCCTCGACTGGTTCCAGCAAGGGTACGACCTCGTCGCTACGCGCGCGCACATGGCCGGCTGGTTCAACGGGACTTTCTCGGAAATTTGGTGGTGCTTCCCGCGTAAGCCTGGATTTGGCGAGAAGGTTGCGGCTGAGAATAATACCCTGATTGTCTATAACGTGCAGGAGAAGTGGTGGTCGATCGGTAAGCTCAAGCGCTCTTGCGGTATCCCCGGCACGCATATCGGTTACCCGCTGATGGCGTCTTACGGGGATGTCCCGGGCGGTGCCGGTTATGTCTGGCGGCATGAGAAGGGGCATTATTACCCAGGGGCAGATAGCCCTGAGCTGCCCTGGATCCGCTCGGCTTTTATCAATCTCGACGGTGGTCCGACGCTCGTCACGACAAAGCAGGTGCTGATTGATATCGACGCTGATCTCGACGCCATCTCCCTGCAGCTCTTCGCCACCAAGGGGCGCTTCGACCATGCGCCGGAATACACCAAGGGGCCGAAGATCGCGGCGCAGCGGGCGACGATTGCGCAGCGTATCGCCAACCGCAATGACGGCCTGCATACCCAGCAGGGCAAGATCGACTACCGCATCACCGGCCGGGATTTTGCGGTGAAGCTCCAGATGATCGGGTCGAAGCCCTGGACCTTCGGGCAGGGGCTGATCACGCTTGCGCCGCGTGGACGGCGAGGAGGTGCCTGATGGTGTTACCAGTCGGCCAAGCGCCGCTGCCGGATCCGGTCGGCGTGTTCTCGGATCGGGCCGAGGAGACTTATGTCTCAGCTTTGGTCAACCGGGTCTCGGCCGAGCTGGGGGCGCGGCCGCGTGAGGATGTGGCGCGGGTGAACCTGCTCCTCCAGACGCCGGGCGGTTCGATTTATTCGCTCTACATTGACGATGGCGGTGTGCCGCGGACGGCGCTGGTGCATGGGCCTTGATGAAGAAGGCCTATCTCTTGCAGCTGTGCGAGCTGCTGCATGACATGGGCAGCACGCATACGTTGGAGGATGTCCGGGCGTTGATCGAGGACGGGGCCATGCAGTCCTTCGTCGAGAATGACACCTGGGTCGTGACCTCGATGATCCCGTTCCCCCAGGCGACGGTCATGGACATCTTTTTCGTGGTCGGGGAGATGAAGGATTTCGGGGTGCTGGAGAAGAAGATCGAGGCCTTTGCCCGCGACCATGGGGTGACCTTTATGCGTGTGTACGCAAGGCCCGGTTTCGAGTACCTTATCAAGCGCCGTGAGTGGCGATTTGGCCAGGGCTGGAAGCCCGGCCCCCGCGTTTACACCAAGCGTCTCGATATGCACTGAAGGAGGCCCCCATGGGCGGCGGCGGCGGTTCCAGCCAGACAACGAGTTCCGGCCAGTCTCAGAGCCATGGCGTCTCTGACCAGCACGGGGAGTTCCACTTCCCGCAATGGTACGAGGATGCGGCGAAGGGGAATTACGAGGCCGGCAAGGCGATCGTCGATCGGCCCTATGCGGCCTATGAGGGCACGGTCGTGCCGGCCTTCTCGGACGTCACCAACAACACCATGGCCCAGATCGAGGCCGACGCCTACAAGTACCAGCCGGCCTATGATCAGGCCGGTCAGTACATCCAGGATCTGATGAAGCGGGGCGACGTCCGGCGCGGGCGCGTCGAAGACTACATGAACCCGTACGTCAACGACGTCGAGCGCCGGGCGATCGACAACGCCAGCATCAAGGGCAAGCAGGACCAGCGCGCCATCGAGCTGGACGCCATGACCAAGAGGGCCTTCGGTGGCTCCCGGCAGGCGATCCAGCAAGGCGTGCAGGGGGCTGAGACGGCCCGCGGCATCGGCGATCTCTCGGCAAAGCTCCGGGCGGATGCTTACGACAAGGGTGTTGCAGCGCAGCAAGCCGACTGGGGCCGGCAGTTCAATAATGTTGCAGCGCAGCAAGGGCTCGCCAAAACCGAAGCGGACCTTGCTAAGGCGGCGCAGGCCGGTGAGTCGGCCGACTACTTCAACCTCCTCTCCGCGGGCAAGATGCAGGAGGACAAGCAGCGCGAGACGCTCGAGGAGACCTACAAGAAGTTCCTCGAGAAGCGCGACTGGGACAAGAACCAGCTGACGTGGCTTGCGGGCCTCCTCGGCATCACGCCGGTCGGCCACACCGAGGACATCCACAAGGTCGAGGACGTGACCGCGACCGAGCAGGGCGTCTCGAACACCAAGTCGAAGAACTCGATGAACATCGGCTCGATGCTGTCGGGCGGCGGTAGCCTGATCGGCGCGCTCGCTGGGCTCTCCGACCGCGACACCAAGACCAACATCGAGAAGCTCGGCACTGATCCTTCGACCAAGCTGCCGGTCTATGCCTACGACTATAAGGCCGACGTCAAAGGCAAGGCGACGGCCGGGCCGAAGCGCGTCGGCTTCATGGCTCAGGATGTGGAGAAGAAATACCCGAAGGCGGTCCACAAGGTCAGTGGGAAAAGAGTTATCGACTTCACCCAGATCCCGCTAGGCTAGTACGATGGCCCGCGATCCGCTCGACATCATCGAGCAAGCGGAGAGCAAGGGTAAGAACGTCCCGAACTATAAGTACGGGCCGGGCTTCACGGCGTCCGGTTACTACCAGATCACTAACCCGACGTGGCGGCGCTGGGCGAAAAGCGCCGGCATCGATATCTCGCAATATCCCCGCGCCATGGACGCGCCCAGGGATGTGCAGCGTTCCGTCGCCGAGCATGGCTTCAAGACGGAAGGCTTCCGGCCCTGGGAGGCGGTCAAGCAGCTTGCCGGTCAGGAAGCCAAGTATGGTAGTCCTGCGCGGCCGGCACCCGCGCAGACAGCGCGCAAGGACGGCGCGCCCGGCCCGAAGGACGCCGAGATCCCGACGCTGCCACAGAACGTCGATAAGGGCACGCTCGCCTTCTCGCCCTTCGAGAAGCTCGCTACCGAGCAGAAGGAGCAGATGAAGACCATCGACAATACGCAGCAGGCGGCGATGGCGCAGCTGAACCAAGCGCCGCCGCTGGCGCCCGTGCCGACGCCGATGGTGCAGCAGCCGATGACGCCGCCGTCAGCGGCTGACGCGGAACAGTTCGCTGCCCTGATGATCCCGCGCATTCGCCGCGGCCTCCTCGCCGACCCCTCGAACTATGGGATTCTTGGTTGATGGCTGATGACAGTGGCTTCGACTGGGACTGGACGAAGTTCCTGCCTCGCCCGCCGGGCATGCTCACCTTCGGCGGCGCGCTGCCCTATGTGTCGCCCGCGCCCGACCCGCGCGTCGCCGACCCTGGCGACACGCGCGGGGCCGCCACCTTCGGCAATCCTCTCGTCGATCCGACTAAGGCCCCGCCGCCCGCGGCAGGCCCCGGCGCGCAGCCGGATGTGACTGCGCCCGGCGCGAAGGGCAACGTCGTTATGCCGGATGGTGGGCCGGGGCTTCTCGGCTTCACCGCGTACAAATTCACTGGCAACGAGAAGAAGGAAAAGACCTTCAACGAGAAGCTCTTGGAGATGGTGCAGGACAAGAACTTTACCGGCGCGCTCGACGCGCTCGGCCTCGGCGGCACCAAGGCCCCGCAGGGCTCGCCCCCGAAGATCCCGCACGCCCACCCACCACAGACGTCGGCGCTGAGCCCGCCCGATCCGACGCTCAAGACCAAGGCGCAGGGGCTGATGTCGAACGCGCAATCTACCGTGGATCTGCGCGCGCCGTTGCAGCAGATCGCCAATCCGCAGCGCGCGCCGACCCAAGGGCGCTACAGCATCCTCGGCCGCCGCCAGCAGAACATCAACGACCTCCTGAAGGAGATCCTCTGATGTCCCTGCTCGATGACTATGGCCAGCTGCTCAAGGGCAGGATGCAGATGCGTATGCCCGGCACGACCGGGCCGCCGACGCCCAATCCGGGCTTCCTCGACCCGCAGCGGGCGGCGCTCAAGGAGCTGCGGAGCCCGGGCTTCTATCCCGACATTGCGACGAAGCCGGACAACCTTAGCCGTGATCAGATCGCCGACGTCTTGACGGGCTACCGTGGCGACGAGGGCGACCGCCCTTCAACGAGCGAGAAGTTCAGCCCCTTCGGCAAGAACCAAGGGCAGCTCGCACAGGGCAGTCCGATCCCGTCGCCTTATCCTGACGCCGCCCAGATGGCGATGGATCCGAAGCCGATGCTGCCGACCCCTCCCAACCCTGATGTCGCGGCGCTGTTCGATCCAAAGCAGATGCTGCCGCCGCCCAAGTTCAATACCGCCAGCTTTGATGCTGTGCCCCCGGTTCGACCTGAGCCGCCGACGCAAGTTGCGGCTGCGCCGCCGGCACCTACGCCACTGCCGCAGCTCGCTGAGAAGATGCCGACGCCGCCGCCACGGCCGTTGTCGGTCGGGCCAGTGCAATCATCCGCACCGCTGCCGCCCTCGCGGCCACCAGGGCTGCTGGCCAGCAACCCGACCCAGGAGACGGCAAAGCCAACCGGCGTGCCCATGCAATCTGCGGCGCCCAATCTTGTCGAAACACCACCTGCCCCGGCACAGTCGGCCGCTGGTGCCGGCGGCTCGCCGCTGGCGAGCAACCCTGTGAGCGCCACACCCGCTTCGATCACGAACCCGATCACGCCGCCGTCCATGTTCGATGGTGGTGGTCAGGATCTCGGCCAGGGCCTCGGTCCCGCCGACCTTGGCCGTGGCGAGGATGACTGGGGCATGATGGGCGGCGGCGACATGGGCGGCGGCTTTGCCGGCGATTTCGGCGGCGGTGGTGACGTCGCCGGCGCGGGCGGCGGTGATTTCGGCGGCGGCGGCGATGCTGGGGGAGGGGGCGGCCTCGGTGGCATCGGCGCGATCTTCGGCGCGCTCGGCAAGATGGCCGGCGGCGGGGGCGGTGGCAGCGGCCAAGCGCCGGCGCCCAAGATCCCGCCGATCACCTGGACGACGAAGCGGTGCGGGAGCCGGCCCTTCAGCAGGCGCTGGACCTCGAAGCGCGTGCGCGTGAACGGCGTGCCCATCCCGCCGTCAGAAGCGGTCTGCTTCGCAACGTCGAGGACCGGCCCGGTGCGCTTCCGCCAGCTGGCGACGGATCGCCCGATCGGTGACGGCGAGCTCGTGGTGCTGGCACCCGGGGCACTGTATGCGGGCTACGAGTCCGGCTTGGCCCGGACGACGGTAGTCGGGCGCACCGCACCC